AAACTACGTGACTGAGCGGGCCGTACCGGCTCAAATAGCGTTCCACGCCGGCTTTACGACTGTGGAGGACGCAAGCACCATATCAGACACGTTTAGCCCACGTGCGGCGCTGGTACTGCCCTACTTCGATGAGCACGGCCAACCGATCGACTTCGAGCGCGTCCGGTACTTCGAACCGCCATTGGGCGGAGGGGTGAAGAAGAAGCCTATCCGGTATCAACAGCCGAAGAAAACAGCGCCAGAGATATATCTACCGAGGGTTCAAGGGCTCGATTGGGCTCAAGTCATGCAGGACACCACGATCCCGATCGCCATCACCGAGGGTGAAGTCAAAAGCCTATCGGCCACTGTCAACTCGGGCGTGCCGTTCATCGGGCTCGGTGGCGTGTTCATGTGGGCCGACAACAAACTGCCCATCAAAATGTTCGAGCGGTTCAACTTCGAGCGTCGGGAAGTCATGATTGTATTCGACTCCGACATCGACACGAACCCGCAAGTTCAGTTGGCCGAGGCTCGGCTATCGTCATACCTCACCAAACGCCGCGCGCAAGTCAAACGCGTTCGCCTTCCAACCGGCGTAGATGGCGAGAAGATGGGAGCCGATGACTTCATCGCTGCCCGAGGACCGGAGTCATTTCAGATTGTTCTCAAGTCGGCCGAGGCATTGTCGGAGATGGACTTGCGGATCTTGGAGATGAACGAGAAGGTTTGCTATCTCGAGGAAGAAGAGAAGCTGATGACTTTCGAGGGTGGTATGCTCACCAAGTCGGCTTTCGTCGACGGCTCGACGTTCTCGACACTCAAGTCGGCAGTTACATCGGGTCAGAAAGTCGTCATGAAAAGCGTGGCGCGCGAATGGCTCACGAGCCCGCTTGCCCGACGCTACAAGAATACTCTATTCCGTCCTGGGTACGATGAAATCGTGCGCACCGATGACGGCATATTCAAGAACGAATGGCGCGAACAACCATGCGAACCGGGCGATGTCAGCCAATTCATATCTTTGACGCGTGACCTATTCGAATCGACGATGCGCGATGAGTGGGATTGGCCGATCAAATTGCTTGCCCACAAGGCGCAAAACCAGATGCACAAGCCACCGCTTTCCATCATGCTCATCGGCGAACAAGGCTCGGGGAAATCGCTTTGGGCAAAATTGGTTTCAGGGGCGTTCGGCCGCTACGGGACATCTAAGTCCGGCGCTGATCTAAATCAAAACTGGAATGGGTTTATCGAGAAGTCACTCGTGGCCACGATCGACGACGTTTCGGCACGCCAGATGAGAATGAATATCGAAACAATCCGAAATTGGATTTCAGAGAGCAAGGTAGAGAGAATTGAAAAGTACCTCAAAAACCGTGAGGTCGACAACTTTTGTTTGTTCATCTTCACCACGAACCACCGAGACGCTGGAGCGTTTGCGCACGACGACCGCCGTTTCCTTGTCGTGGGATCCCCACCCCGTAAGCACGGCAAAGATCACTACCAGCCGATATGGGATTGGGTCAACACCGGCAAAGCGGGATCCAATGTCTACCATTACCTTCTTAACTATGATCTTAAAGGCTGGACCCCACCGATTGCCGCGCCAGTAACGGCCGAGAAGCGGATGGCATACGAGGAATCGCTCACCGACTTCTCAAAGTTGGCTCGGGACATGCGGAAGTCCGACAAGAACATCATCGAGACATGGTTGGCCACGGCCGAGCAATGGGCGATGAGTGTCATCGGTGCGCAAGGTCACCAAGACACGATGAAGGCAAACGAGATTTTGTCGGCAATCCAGCACTTCCCGGTCCGCCCATGGTATACCGCGCACGAACTCACGCAAATGTTCCCGCATATGCTCGGCGACCTGGATAGGCGCACGCGGAATTGGAACCACGCCACGATCGAGGGGAAGGTCTCGGCCGAACTACGTGGCCACGGCATTTACTTCCTGCAAAACATCGACGATCACGATGGATTTAAGTGGAAGGGCGACAAAAAGCAGTTCCTCCTCGTATGCCCAGAGATGGGATTCCCCGAGGCGATGACGCAAGTGGAGTTTGATAATTATATGGCAACCTTCGGGAATTATACGCCTAAGTTCCAAGGGATTGCTTGACACTTGACATAGTACAGAATAAGATCAGATCAGGACAACATGAGGACGAATCAATGAACCAAGCCAACTTGAATACCGCGCGGGAAATGGTCAAAGCCGTCTCGGGCGACCCGAACACACCTGCGCCAATTCTGGCATGGGCGACAACGCTCGTCGACCTGCTACATAGCCTCGACACGCCGGAAGAGCGTTTCGTGAAGGGCTCACCAATTCCAGAAAGCCTCGGCGCTATGGCCGATGAGTACAGTGATGTGCGGAATGAACGGTTGCGCATAGAGAAAGTAGCCGCTGGCGTAAAGGCGCGCGAAAGCGAACTTTACAACGTCATCATGTCGGTGCTCGATGAGAGTACGGATACCGGTGCCTCGGGTAAGAGTTATCGTGTGCAACGAATAGAGAAAGAACGCCAGAATGTGAAGGATTGGCCAGCACTTTGGTCATATATTCAACAGAATGGTGCTTTCGAATTGTTGCAAAAGCGGCTTAACGATAAAGCCGTGCGCGAGTTGGCCGAGGGTGGCGAAGTGCTTCCCGGCATCGAGGCAGAGATGGTCGCTACGCTGTCTTTCACCAAAGTATGAGCCCGCACGCCGCGGTTCTCATCCTCTTCTTTTCAATCCTGTTGTGGGCCTACGCCATCACCGGCTTCATCCACACTCACTTTGAGGTACTACCATGAACGACCTAGTCTCCAAGGCTCCCGATCAACTGCCGAGCACGCCCGAGGACATGCAAAACTACTATCGCAAGATGGCGGAACAGTATGCGTCCGTGGAATCGCACGCCGGCAATACAATCTCGGTTCGTAACGGGATCATGTCGGTCTCGGATCAGCCTATTCCTGGTAACCAGTTCGCGGCCGTCATCCTCGACGCTGCGCGCCTGAATACCTATTACACCGCCGCGTACAATCCACAGGCCACCGATCCACCGGTATGCTACGCGATCGGCCGTACAGATGCCGAGATGCGCCCGCATCCCGACATGCAGAAGGATCCGTACTTCAAGCCACAAGCAAACCAGTGCGTAGGATGCCCGCACAACGAGTTTGGCAGCGGCCGGACGGGAACAGGCAAGGCGTGTACCAATCGCCGGCGCATCGTCATGCTGTTGGCCGGCACGTATAACCAGACCCAGACAGGGATGCAGATGACTCCGTTCATGGAAGCGGACCACTATGAGACGACTCCATTCCTCCAGATGCAGTTGCCACCCACCTCGATCAAAGGCTGGGGCGAGTACGTGCGCACATCCGCCGCGCAATACCAGCGGCCGTTCTTCGGGCTCGTGACACGGGTTTACCTCTACCCACACCCAACTCACGGCAAAGAAGCGATCGGCTTTGAGGCTCTTGGCCCAACACCGCCAACATGGGATCCGATCCTGATGCGTCGTCATAACGATGCGCTGGCCGAGATTTCTCACGGCTATGAGCCACCGCGTCAGATGGGAGCGTACTAATGTTTGAGTTCATTGTAGTGACCCTGCTAATCATACTCGTGCTTTCGGTGAATTACGGATGATTGACGCATGGACTCTTGACTTCGAAACGATGCCGATCGGGCCGCGGCCGGAACACTATCCGCCAAAGCCGGTCGGCCTCGCATACCGCGACCCAGACGGTGGCACCGGCTACGTCACCGGATGGGACCAGATGCGGAATGTCTTGCATGGCGCGAAGCAATGCCAAGATCGAGGCGTCACAGTGGTGTTCCACAATGGCAAGTTCGACATGCACGTCGCCACCAAGTTCTTCGAGGTGCGCTTCCAAGATAATTGGAAAGCCTTCGATGACACCATGCTGATGGCGTTCCTGATCGACCCCTATGCTCGGACGCTCGGGCTCAAGCCTTTGGCCGACCAATGGCTCGGGTGGCAGCAAGAGGAGAAAGACGCGTGCGTCGAGTGGATCCTCGATCACAAGGATGACCTCCCAACCTTCGATTGGCTGAACAAGGGCAAACGCCCATCTAAGTCGACCGCCGGCGCATGGCTTGCCTGGGTGCCAGATGAAATCGTCGGCCCCTACGCGATCGGTGACGTCGAGCGCACATTCGCTTTGTTCCAGATGTGGTCGAAGATCATAGATTCTTGCGGTATGCGCGAAGCGTATGACGTCGAGCGTCAAGTCCTTCCGATGTTCATGGAGAACGAAGAGAAGGGAATGAACCTCGATAAAGATAGGCTATCTTCTGACATCGAGCAGTACCGCATGGCGTTCGATTACGTCGAGGAATGGCTACGCTGGCGCCTGAATGCCGGTGGCCTTAATTTGGATGCCGATGCCGAGGTCGCAGCAGTTTTAGAAACCCAAGGTATGGTAAACGAGTGGACCTTGACCAAAAGCGGAGCGAAAAGTGTCTCAAAGAAAAACCTACACCCAGATCAATTTTCTGACCCGACGGTCGCCTCTGTCCTCGGCTATCGCAACCGTCTTAAAACCGCTCTTACGATGTTTATGGAGCCTTGGTTGGCTCAAGCCGACGCGCGCCCAGATGGCCGAATCTCGACTGATTGGAACCAAGTACAAGGTGACCAAGGTGGAACTAAGACAGGCCGTCCTTCGACTAGGAACCCCAATTTCCTCAACATCTCCAAAAAGTTCGACGGCAAGTTCGACGGATACGTCCATCCCGAAGGTTTTGGGCTTCCTCCCTTGCCCTTGGTGCGGGAATACATTCTTCCAAACGAGGGCGAAGTCATCCTCAAGCGGGATTTCTCAGGCCAAGAGTTGCACGTTTTTGGACACTTCGAGCATGGCGAACTTGCCGCTCAATATCGGGCAAACCCAAACCTCGACGTACACAACTTTGTTGGCGAAAAGATCGTGGCATTAACCAGCGATACCAAGTGGATCGAGCCGGCCCAGCGTACACCTCTCAAAGTCGTGAACTTTCAGTCGATCTACGGCGGCGGCATCCCTGCCTTGATGAATGAGTTGCGGTGGGATGAGGCTCGGACGCGTGAGTTCAAGAACTTCCACGAGAAGGCTCTTCCTGGGCGCAAGATCCTCGCCGATCAGTTGGGATACATTGTACGTACAGGGCAAGCCATCCGCACCTACGGCGGTCGCCTGTATAGCCGTCCACCGTTCATCAACCGCGATGGGCGCCCATCACCGGCCGACTACCGTCTCTTGAACTATCTCGTACAGGGATCGAGCGCCGACATCACGAAGCGCGCGATGATTAACTTGAAGAATGACTCCGCCTACAATTCGTTTTTCATGCTGCAAGTGTACGATGAGATGAACATTAGCAGTCCCGTGGATTGCGCATTTGAGCAGATGCACGTCCTCAAGAACGCCATGGAAAGCGTGCCTCTGCGCACATCCCTGCCCACCGATGGTGAGTATGGTTGGAATTGGGGCAAGATGAACAAGCTGAAAAGCGAAGATGATCTGAAAGGATTGCAGAATGTTACAGTTTAAATCGACGGTTCAACGTCCGACGTTGACCCAAACCGAGGTGCAGACATGGGCCATCCTCGGCTCTAAGTTCACCGATGCCGAGTTTCTCGCCCAGACTTTCGACGTGTCGTCCCAGACAGTGAGGAACATCAAACTCCTCAAGACACGTCGGGCTCGGCGCATCCGAGAGATGATGCTTGCCGACGGCGAGATAGTCTACACATGGAAAGAGGCGCCACGGTTCTCACCCAAGCAAGTCGCCGACATCCGCGCCTCGAAGCAGTCGTCATCGAAGCTAGGCAAAGAATACGGCGTGTCATCCTCCACCATTCGCATGTTGAAAACAGGGAAAACCTATGTCTCATAACGACGCTCTAAACTGCCCAGAGTGTGAAGAAGTTCGCAAAATGAAGGTTGTGCAAGGATCAATGTTCATCCACGAAGGTGTACTCGCATACTGGCGCCGCAAGAAATGCGCTTTCTGTGGCTACACAATGAAAACCGTCGAAGTCCCTGCCGATCGCGTGGCCGACTTCCATACGGACCCAGAAGCATCGGAGATGACCAATGGCTCAGTCCACTACTAAAAAAGCATTCAATTTCGCGTTCTCGTACTCGCGCTGGGCGACGTGGTCAAAATGTCCACAACAGTTCAAGTACCAGCACGTGGACAAGATCGACACCGGCCCGACACCAAAGGCATTGCTCGAGGGTCGCAAGGTCCACGACGACATCGCCCATTACATCGAGGGCAAAGAGAAGGAGATTCCCGATCGGCTCAAGAAGAACTTCTCGATCCTCGGCGCCAAGCTGAATTGGATGTACGGCGAGATGCAAAAAGGCATCGTGCAGGTAGAGAAGCAGATGGCCTTCGATCGTGACCTCAAGCCGGTATCTTGGTTCGGCAGGGACGCGTGGTGCCGGTTCATTTGGGACGTTTTGGTCGTCGATGCCGCAAAAGTGCCGCAAGTGACCAAAGCCGCTGCCCTCGATTGGAAAACAGGCAAGCCATACGGCTCATATGATGACCAGATGGCCATCTTCGCGCTGCCGGCGTTCTGGACCTACCCGAACCTCGAGACGTTTACCGGTCACCTGCTATACCTCGATAGCGGCGAGGATGCTGAGTTCGAGATTACGCGGGAACAGTTTTACGCCCATGTCGAGAGAACCTGGGTGGGGAACATCAAGATGATGGAAGCCGACAAGTCTTGGCCCGCTACACCGAGCAAGAACGCTTGCCGGTGGTGTGACTTTGGTCCGAAGAACGTCGGGATATGCAGGGAGCATGTGGGATGAAAAAAGAGACTGAGAAGCAGATCCTCGCGCATGTGAAGAAATACTCGAAAGAGTTGGGTCTCTACGCACTTCGCGTATCCATGCGGCCGGGGGTCGAGGCTGGATGGCCAGACAACCTTATATTCGGACCCGGCCACGTGCTCGGGCTCGAAACCAAGTCACCGGGGAAGAAAGCCACACCTCTCCAACTGGAGCGTGCCAAGACGATGATCGCATACGGCCAATACTGGGCAAAGTGCGATAGCAAATTCGACGTGGAGTTCACTTTGACGAACTTTGCCAAGGCTTGCATCGGCGATCGCCCGCTCTCCAAGAATGCTTTTAAGATCATGAAAGGCGTCGATTGATGCTAGACTTCGCTAGTCACGCGCACAACTACCAGCGTTCCGCTGCCGCGCATCTTTGGAACTCATCGTCAACCGGTGGTGTCGCTGCCCTATGGCTCGACCCAGGATACGGGAAGACAATGATCGTTCTGCACGCTTTCAAAGCGTTGTACGATGCCGGTCTCGTGAAGAACATGCTGATAGTAGCACCATTGCGCGTGGCTCAAACCGTGTGGGCGCAAGAGATTGATGAGTGGGCAACTCTTAATGGATTGATCGCTTGTCGCTTACACGGTACGAAAAAAGAGAAGTGGCTCGAGCGCCGCGACGTCAATATCTGGATCATCAACTATGAGGGCATCCCTTGGTTCGCCAAGAAGTGCAAAGAGGGTGTGTTCGATCGTCTCGATGTCGTGGTGTTCGATGAGGTTCGCCGCATGAAGAACGCTCAAGGCAAGCGTTTCAAAGCAGCACGCCCCATCACCGCTCTCGCCAAGTACAAGTGGGGATTGACCGGTACGCCAGCCTCGAACGGGCTCATGGACCTCTTTGGTCAATTCCTGATCCTCGACGACGGCATCGCGCTGGGCAAGTACATCTCCAAGTACCGCGCGGCATACTTCGAGCAAGGTTACGACGGGTTCACCTACATCCCTCGGCCGGGATCGCAGGATATGATCGAGGAGCGCATCGCGCCGTACATTTACCGTGCCGACGGCTTCCTCGACCTGCCCGAGTTCGTCAACGACATCCGCCGCGTGCCACTCCCTGCCCCAGCTATGAAGAAGTACAAGGAATTGAAGCGCGACCTTATCCTCGAGATTAAGGAAGACGGCGACAAAATCACGGCGGCGAACGCGGCGGTGTTGGTCGGGAAGTTGAAGCAGATGGCCAATGGCCGGGTATACGATGAGGACCGGAAGATCATCGAGTTACATAGCGCGAAAAAGGAAGCGTTAGAGGACTTGATCGAAGAACTCGGTGACGAACAACTCTTGATCGCCTACGAATATAACCACGACTTGACCCAACTCCGTGAAGTCCTGGGTGAAGAAGTGCCGTACCTCGGCGCGGGCGTTAACGAGAAGACGGCTCAATCGCATGTCGATCGGTGGAACGCCGGTGAGATAAAAATCATGTGTGCTCATCCGGCATCGGCGGGCCACGGCTTGAACCTACAGAAAGGGAACGCGCATCACATCCTATGGTGGGGGCCAACAGTCGACCTCGACCACTATATCCAGTTTAATATGCGACTTCTACGCCAAGGCAACAAAGCCTCGCACGTCGTCGTACACACATTTGTCGCGGAAGGAACCGTCGACGAATCCGTCATCATCGCACGAGAAGTTAAGGATGGTTTACAGTCCGGCCTTCTTAGTGCCTTGACGGCCGAGTTTGGTGCGGCTATCGTCGACACCGAGGAATCAACCAACGAGGAAATTGAACCTATGACTGAACTAGCATTTAAGTCCGACGCCAACCAAGGCTCGAACCCATTCGCCGCGCCACAGGCCGCTCCAGCGGTTCAAACGGAGCCACCGGCAGCGAACAACCCGTTTGCCGCTCAAGCCGCTCCAGCCGCCGCACAGGCAGCGCCAGCCGCCCAACAGGCCGCTCCAGCGCCAGCATCGAACCCATTTGCCGCCGCTCAAGCCGCTCCCGTGCCACAGGAGACACATAATGCACCGCAAACCGTGTCGAATGCTGCACCAACTCAGTTCGAGCAAGCACAAGCGATTTCAGCGGATGTTGCGGCGCCACCAGTGCCTCAGCCAAACCCTGCGACTGCGCCGGCAAACCCGTTTAACGCTCCAGCGGCTCAAGTCGAGGAAGCTGTAGTCGTTCCCGAGACACCGCCAACAGCGGTCGAGCAAGCCCCAGCGGTGAGCGAAGAGGCCGGCCCAGAGGTGGCAGTCGCGGTACAGGAGCCCGCACCACTCGCAGCGTCGACATTGGTGTCGCGCATATCGCTCGATGTCCCGCTCGACAAGATGGACAAGGTTCTCGCCGCGATCGGACGGGCGCTGAAATGACACCGGTTGAAAAGTGTAGGAACGATTTCCAAAACCTTCGGCAGTTTGTCCGAGAGACAATGCCGGAAGGGACCATGCGATGGGACATCCTAGTCGAGATTAAGAAACTCGAAAACAGGATGCTCATCGGGCTCGGTCTTGAAGAATAGCGTAGACGGTCGTATGCGCTAAACTAGCCGGGGTGGTGTCTCCTCCCTTCATCATCCCGGCGCTTTTTTGAGGAATTATTGTGACTGAGGAAACCAAAGGCCCTATGGGCTTTCAGACCAGATCATCGCCAAAGGACGGGCTCGATGATTTCCCAACTCCACCATGGGCAACACGGGCGTTTATCGCTCATTGCCTTCCAGATGACTTGAAGGAGTCGAAGGCATGGGAGCCGTGCGCAAACCGCGGCTACATGGTCAACGTGCTCCGCGAGAGTTTTGGCGACGTGTGGGGATCCGACATCGAGGATTACGGTGCCGGCTTCCCGATCGCCAACTTCCTGGATATGCCGGACCCTACAGAGTTTGGCGTCGAGGTGGACTACATCGTCACCAATCCACCATTCAACATCGCCGAGGACATCTATGCCCATTGGCGCAAGAACATGCCGAGCGTGCAGCACCTATGCTTGCTCCTCCGCACGTCATGGCTTGAGGGATGGTCGCGGTATGAGAACATCTTCCAGAAGGGGAATAACCCCGCGTTTGTTTGCCCATACGTCGGCCGCGTGCCGATGGTACGGGGGAAGCTACAACGTAAAGCCGCAACTCAGATGCCCTACGCGTGGTTCGTGTGGGATCGAGAGATGTCGAGGTACACTCAAACTCGCGTGAAGTGGATACCTGCGAAACGCAATGAGTGGGAACGTGATGGCGATTGGCCAGAAGGGGAAGAAAATGACACCGACTGAGAAAACGGCACATTTGTGGGCATCGGGGTTCGTGAACCGCTGGCACAACAACAAGCACGCCGAACTGAGGAACTCGGGCGACATGGTGGGCGGTCATGCCCAGCGCGTGGCCATCCTCTACATGGAGTTGTTTGGCAATGCCCTCGGCATGGTCGAGACGCTCCGCAACCTCACGGTTTGCATCCTACACGATGCGCCCGAGTCCCTCAGTGGCGACATCCCGAGCCCTGCCAAGCGAATTGTTCCGTTGCTAGGCACGGCCGACAAGGAAGCCGAGGCGGTGTACTGGGACGACATGGAAGAGCCGAACTTCTCGGTGAAGAGCCGGGAGGTGGCATTATGCGACTTTCTGGACGCCATCCTGTTCATGATGATGCACAAGCCGCACCTTATGAAGCGTGCAGATTGGTCGGAAGACATCGAACTCTGCATTGAAATGGCCCACGGCCTTGGACTTGGCGACGAAGTGGTCGAACTCATCAACTATGATTGGCACAAGATATGAACAACGTAAAACAGAACCTTCTCGATGAAGCTGGTAAAATCGTAAACGGCGCACGCCGCAAGGACTATGGCACGCCCGAGGACAACTTCTCGCGCATCGCCAAGTTCTGGCAAGCGTACATGGAGAACACCGGACGCGCCGAGGCGAAGATCACCGCTGCCGATGTCTCACCGCTCATGCGTCTCATGAAAGAGGCACGCCTATGCGAGAGCCCATCCCACCGCGACTCCTTTGTGGATATTATTGGGTACACTTTGACAGGTGCAGAAATAAACCTGGATGAAGAGTCGGACCACTGGGCGTCAGATTTGACCGATTCTGCGGAGGAAGCCGCCATATTAGACGACATGGTGGACGGTAAGGGCGTGTGGTTTTCGTCGCAGGAGGAATACCAAGCCTTCTTAGATTCTCGAGCGAAGATGTCGCAGGATGCCGAACGGCTCGGGCTCAAGTTCAGCATTAGCAGGGAGCAAGCTGGCGTAGAGACGGCCATGGCGATGCTCAATAAAAACTGGCCCGGTAACGTGGACGGAGACCTCTGATGCCCGACATTACGATGTGCATAAACGAGGACTGCAAGGTGAAGACGCGGTGTCACCGGTACACGGCGAAGCCAACACCCGGCCGGCAATCGTACTCACTCTACACGTGGGACGATACCGGGTGTGACCACTTCTTGCCTAACGGCGGCGTCGTTCGACCGGCCGCATTAGAAAGTACACATTCGGAATAGCAATACAGAACCACATCACGTACTCGCCGGGGTCGGGTGTGGTTCCCCATCCGAGGACAGTGTCCCAAACTATCAACTTCCACCAGAACACGACGACGGGAGCGGCCATAGCCGGCCGTATCCACCTTGTCATCCAAGAGCCTTGTTCGGCGATGAGTACATCCCGACGGCTCTCTAGTGTAGAGATCTGCTTATCGGCCATGATGCGCTCTTTGTCATTCATGGCCAAGAGTTTGGCTTCATATGCGCGATTGAGTTGGTCGCCGATCGCTTTCAGCGGGTTCACGAGCCCGAGAAGGAACTGTAACATTATCGCTTACCAACTGGCGTCGTTGTCACGATGCGGAGAACGATGTTCGCCGCCAAGATGGCAAGCATGATGTACGGCATAAGTTCCTCAGTCGCGAAGAACTGGAGTTCCGGCGAATAACCGAACTCGGTGATAACCTGGGCGAGAATAACAAGGAAGCCTAGACCTCCGTTGAACGCCATTGTTTTGTAACCCTTCATCACACATTCTCCTCTTGCTCATAAGCCTCGGCCGCGCGTGACATGGCGATCGCCCGGTCCTGCTCCGCGGTGTAACGCTTAAATGTTATGACCGCCAAGATGGCGACCAGTGTTAACCCTGCATATATTACAAAGGATGGAAGATCTGCAATGGAGCCCAGTGCGCCGGCGCCGCTGCCTGTACCGACAACGCCCGTAACCTCATGCTTCATCTTGGCCTTCGAGTCTTCTGCCTCGGCTCGGAGTGAAGCCGGTGAGACCATGGCGATCGAGGCCGCTTCCACCTCGGCAACACGACGCGCCCAGCCTCGGCCGAACGTAGACCAATGGCGTAGACCCTTGAGGAAGCCCAAACGATAACGGTTGGCGTCCTTGATTACTTTGATATGTGTCTCGATCGGCAGGTCTCTTGCGGACATCAATGTGTTTGCTCCGACCTTACCGTCGATCTCCACGCCGAGAGCACGTTGTATCCACTTGGGACCACGGCCGACACCCGAGTTCACGCTTGCATCGAACACGGTGTAGTCCATACCAACCGGCCACTCATCGCCTTTTACGCGGTTCCAATACTCTAAGCGGTAAATCTTGGCCGCTTCCGCCTCGGTCATGTACTTCACATGCTTGGGAGTCTGGGCCATCGAACGGAGGTACGCCTTGTAGGTGTTGTTCGTCACACCCCATTTAGTGGCGCCGCCGGGGTCTTTCGGGTGGTCTACGTAACCGCCCTCATGTTTGAGCACGAGTGCGAGACAGGTTTCAAAATCAGACATGATGTTCTCACTTCGATGGAGGGTTTTCGATCAGCGTCGTAATGCCGAGCCACAGGGCTCCTAATAGACCAGCGATCAAAACCGTGACTATTGTCTTAACGGTGGTGCTCGAGGCCGCGTCGACGGATGTGCGCCAGCGACGTAGGTGAGCCATATCACGCTGCACCTCTTCCGCCGCGCCGCCCATGCCGACACGATCGAAGGCTTGGAGTACGCCTTCCCTAACGAGGTCTTTGATC